GCCGACTGTGGATCCAGGAACTGGCCGCCGGTAAGGCGATCTGTTAGGCGGGTGTCTATCGCCTGTTCCATCGTAGACATTTCCCGCGCTGGAACATTCGTCTTAGTCAGGTCAGGCAAGGTCAGGTCCGTGACCGCACTCTTACCCGCCGCTTCGGCCTGGTTGGATAACTCGGCCAGGAGCGCTTGCTGGTTACGCCGTAGCTCGTCGTTAGACTGAAGGTCAAGCGCCGCCGTATCGGCCAATTGTTCGTTGATCGCTGTATTTAATCCGGTGTTTTGGTTGGCCGTGCCGTCGAGGCTTGTAGTGTGGGCGCCGCTTGCTGGGCCGCCAAGGCCGTAGCGGAAGCCGCTTCGCGCTCGGCGCGAGCTGCCGCATCGTCTTGTGCAGCTTTATCACGCGCCTGTTGCTCTTGTCGCACCCGCTGTAGCTGTGTGTTGGGGTCAGCGTCTTGGGCAGTACCTAAGAGCTGGGCATATTCACCGCCGCCCAGAAAGGTGTTCATCTGATCTTGTGTGCTTTGCGACAACTCGTTGAGCGATAGCCCGCCGCTGGTGCGATAATTCAATAAATTAGCACCCCCATGAAATGCCATTGGATTGTTGCGTATGGCTTCCATGACTTCGCTTAAATTAGCAGCCTCTTGTTGCTTTCGAGCATCCTCCGCTGCCGCCGCCGCAGCCGCTTCAGCAGCCGCATTAGCATTAGCATCAACTTCCATCCTCTCTTCTACTGCATCCGCAGTTGAGGCGGGTGCATGGAACTGTGGGGGTGACGCCACTGGTGCCGCCGGTGGTGCATGGAACTGCGGAGGTGACGCCGCTGGTGCCGCTGGTGGTGCATGGAACTGCGGAGGTGATGCCGCCGGTGGCGCATGGAACTGCGGAGGTGATGCCGCTGGTGCCGCCGGTGGCGCATGGAACTGCGGAGGTGATGCCGCTGGTGCCGCCGGTGGTGCATGGAACTGCGGGGGTGACGCCGCTGGTGCCGCCGGTGGTGCATGGAACTGCGGGGGTGACGCCGCTGGTGCCGCTGGTGGTGCATGGAACTGCGCTGGTGCCGCTGCCGGTGCATGGAACTGCGGAGGTGACGCCGCTGGTGCCGCTGCCGGTGCATGGAACTGCGGAGGTGACGCCACTGGTGCCGCTGGTGGTGCATGGAACTGCGGAGGTGACGCCGCCGGTGGTGCATGGAACTGCGGAGGTGACGCCGCCGGTGGTGGTGCTGGTGGCGCATGGAACTGGTCACGCCCTACTACCGGTTTCTTCTTGCGATTGTTTCCGCGCTTACTTTGGTCAAAGTTGAATCCCATTAGAGCTGCCCCGCTTTTTGTTTCCTATGTCGCCCTATCACCGTGTATTGCAGATGGGTGCGACGAACGCGATAGGGTTGGTTGATCGTATTGTTGGTAAAGGTCAAGCTGCTATGGGGGTCGTAGCCCCGTAGATCGGTGTCTTTCGATACCATGCGAACCGTGCCGAGGGCATCTGTGCCAAGCGTAAAAGTGTCGAGGGCGCCGCCGCCGGTGATGGTCTCCAGAGTGCCGCTATGGACGCCCACGCCCTGGCTCTCCTGGTCCACTGTCAGCGTATAGGCGCCCAGCGCGTCGAAATAGGTCTTGGCGTATAGCCAGCGTAGGTCAACGTCAGATCCGAACGGTGCGATGGCCGAGGTCTCGAAATAGCTGCCGTAGGCCGCGCCGCCATCGTTATAGGTATTACCCGGCGCATGGTCGAAGACAAGACCATCATAGTCGCCGGCATGAGGCTTGTTGTCGATGATCGCCGCGGTGTTGCGCTCGAAGCTGCTGCCGTTCTCATACGGCCCATACCACGCCATGCGGGTCTCGCCCGTCGAGGCGTCTTGATACAGATGCTTGGTCGATAGGATCATTACGTGGTTGAACTTGGTCTGCCCGGTGCCATACGCCAGGAAGAACCATACCTCGTCCTCGGTGGCGTAATAGATCGCAAAAGACTCGGCCAGCCTACTTGTCACCAGGCTGTCCCAATAGCCCTCGTCCAGCGCGTAGCTCACCTTGTCTATCGTATCACCACCACCCCACATATAGATGCCGTCTTCGAGCGGGAAGACCTGTATGTTGCCGGGTAGTACTACTACCGCCCTGCCCGAGATCGTGCCGCCTCGCTGCGGGTTGCGCGGGTCCGAGCTGGTGCGTTGCTGCCGCTGGTAGGGTATCGTCGCGTTGCCGGTAGGTATAAGCGTGTATATCGCATCCTCGGTATGGACCGAGAGCGCGTTTTGCATCGGCACAATGGCCGTAATCGGCGCCCCAAAGTTGTAGAAGCTCGTACTACCCCAGGTCTCGGGGTCGCCGGCATCGCTATACCAGAGCCTGTCGCTGTTGGCGTTGGTGTTGCCCAACCATACCCGGTTGTCCCAATAGCCTACATGAGAAGCGGTGGTGAACCGGCTGTCTACGTCTAACGCCGTCACGTTGCCGGTCCCGGTCCATTTGATAGGCGCGTCTACGCCGTTGGTGAGAATGAGCTTTTGAAAGCCCCGCACCCACTCGAACGTGTTATCGTCGCCGGCGGTGATCGTGACCGAGCCGGTGCGGTCTGTCCAGCCGCTGTCATACTCATAGAATACGGCACCGGCCACTGCGAATACCTTCGCCGCACCCCCGGGTATCTGGAACTCACCCAGCGCGGTGAAGGTAGGGCTGCCGCTGATAGCCGATTGGCTTTTGTAGCTGGCAGTACCCAAGCGCCGCTCTACTGCCGCCGCCGCATTAAGCCGCGTATTACTCATCTTACGCAGCCCGTTAGGCGTAATATCTTCGGGCGGTAGGTCGTAGCGCACCCCCTGCGACCAGGGTCCGTATTTAATAGTCTCGGCTTGTATCGCCATTATTAGCTCGCCCTACCTTGTATCGCCATTGTATTAACTCGCTATTACCAGCGTACTATCAACGACGATTTCAAAGGGCTGCCGGCTCGACGGCGGTGCCGCGGGATAGGTCCGGTTGCCTTGCATATGTAGGTTTTGACGCAACGCCAGATCGACTACGCGCCCCAGCTCCGCCGCTTCACGCGCAGCCCCTTGATCGTCTGCCTTCTCTTGCAGATACAGCTTGGTTGCCCCGTAGACCACGGCGCTCTCAAGGATCTGTGGCAGCCCGAGCGCCAGCAGGGTCGAGGTGTCGTTGCCACTGGCCCAGGCGGTCATAGCGATACGATACCGCACCCGTATAGTCTCGTTGGTCGTATCGGGCACCCGCCATAGCTCTACCTCGGGATAGCCGGTGGTCGTATCGACGCCGCCGACCATCACCGCCTCTACTGAACCCGTATCCGAATAGTCTTCGCTCAACAAATCATACTCGTTAGGGCCGACGATACGCAGCGGGTGTTCGTTCGATTGATCGTAGAAGGAATACCAGCTTCCCACGCCGCTTGAGATGGGCGTATAGATGCGAGTGCCGGCGGTGGACGCATAGGCCGCCGTAGCGCCGCTGGTGCCGCCTGTGACGGTCTCAGTGGCCGTAAAGTCAGCCGAGGGCGAGTATATGTATATCTCTTTAGGAGAGGCGCTATAGCCGTCTACGGTGGCCGTAGAGCCGCTGGTGCCGCCGGTGATGGTCTCGCCGGCGACAAAGGTTCCCGAGCCGCCCGATACCGTAAAAGTAGAGGTGGTCTTAAACGAGGTCACACGGTCTAACCACCACCAATCGACCAGCGCCGAAATCTCTGCCGCCGTCAGGTTGATGTAGTTACGCGCCTCGTTCTTGAAATCGGCGTTGGTCGTATCCAACCCAACCCGATTCAGCACCATCGTTATCGCTTCGCCAAGTGTCATAGAATATTTACCCAGCTATGTGTCATATCATATCCGCCCAGCCGCCGTTTTCGTAGGCTTGCATCTTGTTAGTGGTCGTGTTGTATATCACCATGCCATTCGCCGCCGTCAGTGCATTACGCTCGGTGGTCGTAAGATTGGCCACGCGCAGCGTCGAGCCTATCGCCAGGGTGTCGATGTCCGCCGCCCCTACGAGCGCCGTCTGCCCGAAAAAGTTGGCGGCATTCTGCTGCCCCTGCGTAGTCTCGTCGCGCCGCACGATGTTGTCGCGCAAAAACGAATGGCCCAACTCCATCGCTATACCGCCACCCCTACATCGCCGGGCGTAAACTGATCGGCCTCGATGTCAAAGCGGACGTTGCCGCCCAAGCGCTTGCCGTTTGCCTTGGCGTCCAGGTGAGACTTGTATTCTTCGGTTTTAACCGGCTTACCCGCGGCATCCAGCTTGGCCAGCTTGGGATCGTCGGTCTTGCCCGTTTCGGCGTCTTCTGCAACAAACTTGGTCAGATAACCCGGCGGCAGCGGCTCATAGCCTGGCTCATGCTCTACTTCGACGCCGCCATAGACGCGCAGCGCCGGCTCACTACGGTAGTTGCGCTCGTAGTGGCCGCTGGGTGGGACCGAATCTGCCGGCAGATTGAGGATCTTACGTAGGCCGGGATCCTGGCTGGCCGTAGCCACGAACTCTTTGGCCAGCTCGGGGTCTTTCAGCGCTTCGCGGATCTGAGCTTTTATATCGGGTGCCGCGGCCTTGGCTTTGGCCTTGGGCTTGGGCGCCACATCGACCAGTGGCGTGAGCGTAGAGGGCTCGGCGCCCTGGGTCTCGTCCCGAGGCGCACCTACCGGCTGCCCCATCGCATCAAACTCTTCTTTTTTTGCCAAACTATGTATCTCCTGTCGTTTTGCGAGGCTGGAGAGGCGCGATCCGCCAAGAGTCGCGGCCTGTTGTCCATTACGTTACGTGAGCAGTAGCTGAGAGTAGATTGCTCTACCCCCAGCTACCCTCGTTACTTACCGCTACTAATTATCAAGCCCGTCAGATACGGACGGACGATTAAGCTGGAACTCAGCCAAACCGCTTGATGGTGTATCTCTCGCAGATACCGACACGGCGCCCAAAACAAAATCGCCGGCTACATCGGCATCATCGAGACTACCTGCCGTTGAAGTCAAAAACCCAGCGCTTGTCGTAGCGACAAACCCCGTCAGCACTAAACCGGCAGCCTGGCCACCGATCTGGTACCAACCCCATTGGCTGGCTACATTAGCACTCATAGCAACAGCCACCTGGCCAATACCATCGGCAACGGCCAGTGCAGTGGTCTGGTTGTCGGCAATCGTCACCCACGACCCTACCGCAGTTGAGGCAACACCCGCGAGATAGATAAACTCTCCCACGCCGTAGCCCGTAGATGCTTGGTCTTCCGCCAGGACAATCATGCCCAGCGGCGCCTTCTGTGTGGTGCTTGTTTCGTCTATCGCCTGGTCAAACGTCACCGGGCCGATAATTTTGAAATCACTCATTTTAAATTACCTTCCTGGCCTATATGCCGGTGATAGCCGTAGCAACGCCAGAGCGCCTACGGTTGTTTGTGGTTAGCTGCACCCCAGCTACCATGTAGGCGAGCTGTGCCAATTGTCCGTTGCTCTGAAGCGATACGAACGGCGTCTTCTTGAAGTTCGCTTGCTTCATCACACGCAGCTTGATCGCCTCGGTGTCCACCATGTAGCTGTGGAGCGACGCGCAGTCGTTATCGGCCACTACCTGGGCGCCCATATAACTCGGGAACTCAGGACCGCTGATGCCTTTGACATTAGAAAGCGATACTTCGCCGTAGCCCGCCGAAGACAACGCCGTGCGATATGCCGCGGCAATAGAATAGGTGGTCACGATGGCGTTGTTACGACCACCTTGCTTGCGGCAATCGTCCATGATCGTGTTCCACGCGACCAGCCCGTCAAAGACATTGGTAACGGTGGCCGTGGTGAACGTCTTGCTGGTGGTATACCGCTGGTTTTCCCAGAAGGTCGAGGAAGAGCTGTCGATGCCCCCAATCGTGCCGCCGGTAGCGTCTTTGATGATGTCTTGATAGCCGAGCATCGTCTTGCCGCTCTGAGAGCCAAGAAGATCCTCGTTGATCGCCTTCAAGAGCGAGTTCATCGCGTTGTTACCCAGCGCATCGAGCAAATCAAAAACCTGCTCTTCGCCGCTGTTTTCCCAGTTGGTCGTATCGTCCAGCACGATAGGCACCGCGTAATAGCGCCGCTTGTAAAAAGCGCTCTCGAACGGGTCCACCGGGCTCTTGCTCAACGGGTCATAGCCGTCGAACGTCTCTGCGGTGCCGGCAGAGCTTTCCAGTATCACCTGGATCTCCTTGCCGCCGCCGTCTACCATCTGCATACCGCGCTTGCGGTGCATCGCCAAGGCTTTATACGCCTCGAACGTGTTGTCGATCACCTGGGGCGCTATGGTTCGACGGGTCGAACTCCAGCGCGAGTCCCAAGTCTCTGAGGTTGATTGTGCCATTATTGCTTTCCTTTAAGCAAAATTCCCATCATCACATCGTTGCCTTGATCTCTGACATTGCTTGCGCTTTAGAGATCACGCCCGCCGTTTCCGTTAGCGGTGGACTGCCGGCTTGCGTAGCCGTAGAGCGCTTGGCGTTGTTACGCGCCTGGCGCTGCTGCGTCACGGCACTCCCTTGATCGGTTAGGCGCCGCCCCGTAGCCAGAGACATAGCCTCGGCTACAGTAAACGCTTCCCCGGTGTCAGGGTTTTCGTGCCGCGTCAGGGCGCCGACAATACCGCGCTGGCTCTCGGTCCATGCGTCGACCTTACCGAAGACCGCTTCCGCGGCCTCGATCTGAGCATTTGCGTTACTGCGGTGGACAGCCGTCTGCTGCTGCTGCAACTGATCCACTACGCCTATCGTAGAGTTCAACCGCTCCAGGTCAGGACGCAGCGGGCCGATTTGCTCTTCTATCAGCTTCGTTGCTATCTCTTGCGCTCTTTCCTGTACCAGTTGATCTACTACGGTCAGCCCCCGAGCCTCTTCCGGTCCCAATTGGGCCGCCAGTTGCTCTAAGGGGTTGGCCTGTGGCGGCTGCGATGCTCTGGCCTGGGCCTCGGCGTAGATACGCCGCTCCTCGGCTATCTGAGCCCGCTCTGCCGCCACCTGACGCCGCTCGTCGGCTACCGCTTGCGTCTTGCGGGTATAATCCGCTAAACGCAAGCCATCGCCGCTATCGTCATCGGCTTGCTGCTGTGATGGTGATGGGGTGTCGTTGGTTGGTTGAAGTGGTGGTGCTGCTACCTCACCGTCACCCGCTGCCGGTTGCTCTGCGCTTGCATCGCCAGAATCGGGCGCATCCGTTGCCTCGATGAACCCCATACCCATCTCGGATATGGATTCACTCGGCGCCGCGTCACCCGGTTGCTCTGCCGTTGCCGCAGAATCGACTGCGATCTCGGTCATAGTATTTATCTCCTGTCTTTTGCGAGGCTAAAAGAGGCGCGATCCGCCAAGAGTCGCGGTCCTCCGAAATACGTCTAAATGTTCCAAAATCTTGTTCCGCTAAAATCAGCGATTGGAACATTAATCCTTCGGTTCTTTATTTACAGCAAGTTACGTTGTTCGGTTTGTTCCAAAATCTTGTTCCATTAAAATCAGCGATTGGAACATTGCTATTTTTACCTACGCATCCTCTCTAAAGGGAGACCATCCCTCTCCGGTATCTCTATTCATATCGCCCGTAGCGCCATGATCTATCCTACTCTGGTCTATCTGGCCGACGATCTCATCGACGCTATCGGCCTGTAATACGCCGCCCCTGTCGCCCTCGCGCTCTACCTGGTCGCGCTGGGCGCTCTCAGCATCGGCCATGATATG